AATCATCTGAGCATAACTTTGCGCCGCCGAAGAAAGTGAACTGGCCATGGAACAGGATGGAGCCTGGCGACTTGGTCACAATCGAAGATCAGAGCATGGCGGGGCGAGCGCAAGTTATTTGCCACGTCTACGGCAGGCAGAATAATCGAAAGTTCAAGACAAAAACAATCGACGGCGTGTTGCACGTTTGGAGAATTTCTTGACACCCACCCCAAGCACGGCTACCTTCCAACCCGTCCCCCTTTGGGGCGTTCCTCCCTGACCCTTGGCCGGGGCCTCGTGCCCCGGTCCTTTTCGGAGATCCCCCGTGTCGATACGTATTCGCAACATGCTCCGGGAGCGGTTCAATCCTGGCGCTGAATACACCCTGACCTCGGAACAGGCGCTAGACCTCGTGTGCGAGCTATACGCGCGGCCTCGGTCCCTGGTCCTAAGCCACGACAATACTCAAGTGCGCGTGCGCCTCCTGGCCGCCATGGTTGCGGTCGTGCATAGCGACGAACCGTTCCACCTCATCAGCTCGACTTTTGAGCGGCGGGACGAAAAAAGCATATACCGCTGGATGCGCAACCTTGCGCGCATGATCAAGCACACCGAATTCGTGAACGAGTTTCGCTACATCCAATCCCAGATTGGGCTTGCGTCCCCAAAGCCCGTTGCAGGTCCCGAGCCCCTCAAGCGCTTGATCCGCCCGCCGCGCGTGTTGCCTCCCGATCATCCCTTGACGCCAGAACGGCGGGCGTGCCATATGATGAACGTTGCGTATGCATCGGCCCTGCATAGGGCGCACGGTGAGCATAAGAGGTGGGAGTGATGCCTGGCGGGCGTCCGAGCAAATACAAACCAAAATTCTGCAAGGTAGTGGAAGAGGTCGGCGCGCAAGGCGGCTGGGTCTCTGAGATGGCCGAAGCGTGCGACGTGCATCGATCAACTTTCGATGAATGGTGCAAGCATCACCCAGAGTTTTCCGCAGCACTTATGCGCGCGAAGCAAAAGGCGCAGGCGTGGTTTGAGGCAGAAGGCCGCAAAGGATTGAAGGAAGATAGATTCAATTCATCCCTATGGGCAAAGCAAATGAGCGCCCGGCATAGGGCTGAGTATTCGGAGAGGTCACAGGTTGATCATGTATCATCTGACGGCAGCATGACCCCCAGTGAAATCGTCATCAAAGCACCAAGCGGAGATTGAGCTTCCGCCGCGCCTTATTCCCGTATTCGCACCACCGCGCGGTTCGGTAAGGTATCGAGGCGCATATGGTGGTCGCGGTTCTGGCAAGTCCTATTCCTTCGCCCTCATGGCCGCCGTGCTTGGCTATCAATCCCCGCTCCGCATCCTTTGCACGCGGGAATTCCAGGCCAGTATCCGCGAAAGCTTCCATGCGGAACTGCGGGCCGCCATCGAGGCGCACCCGTGGCTTGCGCATCATTACGATGTCGGCGTGGAATACATACGCGGGCGCAATGGCACCGAATTTTTCTTTCGGGGTTTGCGGAACTCGATGAACGCCATCAAGTCCTTGGCGCATGTTGACCTCACAATCATTGAGGAAGCGGAGGACGTGCCAGAAGGCTCGTGGCAAGCCTTGCTTCCTACGGTCATGCGTCAGCCCGGATCTGAGGCGTGGGCGATATGGAACCCGCGCACCGAGAACTCGCCCGCAGACAAGCGGTTTCGGAAACAACCGCCTCCGGATGCAATCGTGGTCGAGCTGAATTGGGACGACAACCCCTTCCTCCCGACCGCCCTGGATGAATTGCGCCGGGATGAACAGGCACGGCTCGATCCGGCCACATACGCGCACGTATGGGAGGGGGCATATCTTACCAACAGCAACGCGCAAGTGTTTGCAAACAGATACTCAATCGAGCCATTCCAGCCCGGCCCCGATTGGGACGGCCCATATCAAGGCGGTGACTTTGGATTTGCGCAGGATCCGACCGCAGCCGTGCGGGTATGGGTGCACGATCAATGCCTCTGGATCGAGCATGAGGCGCACAAGATCGGCTTGGAGCTTGACCATACCGCCGGGTTCATGTGCGAGGCTATCCCGGACTTCGCCCGCTACGTGACGCGTTGGGATAGCGCGCGGCCTGAGAGCATATCATACTTGAAGCGGCACGGGTTGCCCTTAACGGAAGCGGTCAAGAAGTGGCCCGGAAGCGTGCAGGACGGGATCGGGTTTTTGCGATCGTTCCGCCGTATCGTGGTGCACCCGCGATGCAGGGAAGTGACGCGGGAGTTTAGGTTATACAGCTACAAGACCGATCGGCAGACTGGCGATATCCTCCCAACAATCATCGACGCGCACAACCACTGCATAGATGCAACCCGCTACGCCATAGGCCCCATGATCAGGCGCAAGGGGGAGCCCCGCGTGCGGGTCTTGTAAGTCCAACCCCTTGTGTGATACATGCAACCCATAACCCAAATGAAGGGCGCACCTCATGGCACAGAATACCACCGTCGATGTCCCGGCAGCGACTTGGACGCAGCTCACCGACGCTGATATCAGCTCCATCACATTCCAGAACTTGGGCGGGAATTATTGCCTCATTAAAGGCACGACCGACGCCTCCGCCCCGACCACGACCGCCGGTGCAATCCGCTACAATCCGGGCCAGGGCGAGCGCAATGTCACGCTGAGTGATCTATTCCCAGGCATTGCCAGTGTCGATCGCGTATGGGCCTATGCCGCCGATGCAACGGCAGTGATGGTTTCTCATGCGTGAGATTAGGTCACCGCTTGACGGTATCTTGAGCCCGTTCGCGGCGCGTTTCGTCGATGCATACGCCGTGCAAGGCTTGTCGCCGTTGCTCGTCGCCGACTTCACGACGCCGTACTATCGCAAGGCGGGAGCAGTCAGCACCTTCGACAGCACCTTCACCCACAGCCGCCTTGGCAATGCGACCATGGTGGACTCAGACGGCCTAATCAAGTGGGCTCCGCATAATCTAGCCTTGAACAGCGCCGCACCCGCCACGCAATCAATCACGGTCGTGAGCGGCGCGGATTATACCGTGGAAATCACGGGATCAGGTAGCGTTGCACTAACAGGCGCGGGCACTGGAACCGTTACGGCAGGCAATCCGGTCGAGATAACCGCAAGCACCACCACTCTAACACTGACCATCACCGGCACGCCCTCGACCATGTGGGCCTACCGCTCCGACCTCGGCGGCATGGTCAACAACCCCGACACCGGCACTTCCTACGTCCCCACAACATCCGCCGCCGTCTACCAAGCACGGCGCAACCACTACACCTACAACGGGTCTGCATGGGTGAACTCGGGCCTCCTGTTGGAGACCGAGGCGCGGACGAATTTAATTACTCAGTCGGAAGACTTCACCACATCATGGATTTCTAATCGTGCGACTCCGGTTGCTGACGAAACAGGCCCGGATGGTCTATCGAACTCAGCGCACACATTAACCGACACTAACACTGGCGGCACTAACAACAGCTCGGTCCGGCTATCATCGACTGTAGCTACCAACTCGGCCTACACTTTTTCTATTTTTGCGAAAGCGGATGCATTGAGCTGGATAAAATTGGCGGCTCAGGGCTTTACCACTCCAGCGGATGGCGGCGCTTGGTTTAATTTAAGCACGGGGGCAAAAGGCACGGAAGAGACAGGATTTACTGCAAACATAAATGACGCGGGCGATGGCTGGCATAGATGCAGCATCACATTCACAACGGATGCATCAGATACGTCGGGTCTTTTATATGTATATATCAGCGGATCAGATAACAGCATAACCGTTGACCAGGATGGCACCTCCTCCATCCTCATATACGGCGCACAACTCGAAGCAGGCTCCACCCCCTCATCCTACATGCCGAACTACGGCCTTGCGGCCGGAACAACCCGCCCCACCGAGTCCCTACAGATCGCCGCCGCCGATATGCCGTATAGTGCCACGGCGATGAGCTTCCAAATGCAGGGGAAGATGACGTATGTGGACGATGGCGACAACGCCACGGCCACTATGATCAGATGGCAAACTGGCGGGCAGTATGTTCAAATGCGGCTTCGCACAGACAGCACACGAACGGGTGCTGCCTATGCAATTATGAACAACGGAATTGCCACAATCGGACAGGATACGAATGGCGCTGTTGCTGATCTGTCCCCAGGTGTTCTTGTGCCACTTAATACAGCAAGTAGGTTCGGGAGTACGTTCTTAAACGTTGCGATGGATGGAGTTTCCGCTACCGCTCTCACAACACCCACAGCACTGCCCGACCTGTCTGCCGCCGACCTCAGCCTCGGGTATGACTACATGGGCACGATTGGCCAATTTCGCGCGTGGAACGTTGACATCGGGGATGCTGGCATCGCGGAGGCATCATCATGAGTTGGTGGGTGGTCGATCCCGATACCGGGCATTTGATCGTCGATGGTCAGCGCGTCTATGCGGCGATGCGTGGGGGCGTCCTCCACTGCATGGTGCGCGCGGTTGATCAAGCAACCTTCTGGCAGCAGGCGGAGCTTGTTGGCCTAGTCCAGCGCCAGAACCCAGGCGCACCGGCTATCACAGACCCTGAGACGGGCGAGGAAATTACACCAGCGGTGCCGCCATCCGGCCCGCTTCGCCCCGTGCGCGGCGTCACTATCACTGAGATTGGCCCCTACGTCATAACGCCGGGAACCTACGACCAGGACGGCAATGAGCTGACACCGCCCGTGCTGGATAACCGCTGGCACGTGAACTTCTGGCTCGACAATATCTTGGTCAAGCTGGGCAACTGGGAAGCCTTCGCCCTAACCTGGACGGCCAACGGTCAACCGGTTGATCCGATGAAAGAGGAAGAGGCGATTCACCATGCAGGCATCGAGCTTATCGACCCTAACACTGTTAAATCCCCGAGCAACATGCTGCTGTAGGACGCTGCGATGCCGCCGAAGCCTGAACAAGAGAGCTGGCACTTGTCTAAGTCAGTGCCTATTACTGTTATCACTGCGCTTGTTCTGCAGTTCGCTGGTATCGTGTGGACAGTTAGCACAATGCAGGCTAATATAGATAGGAACGCTAAAGATATCGGGCAGCTCGAAGCGCAAGTAGATTCACTACGGCAGGCTAGCGCCAAACAGGCAGTGCAGCTTGGACGTATCGAAGAGGGGATAAAGTCTATCAATAAGCAGCTAGAGAGTATCTCCGCAGCGCTTATAAGGAAGTGAAATGGCTGGCTTGACTATGCTACGGGTTGTCTCCAACGGAGAACTCGACCGACAAGAACAGGAGCGGGTTGACCGAGAGCTGGAAGCTCGGCAGCAAGAGCCTGTCCTGTTGGGTCTCGCCTCCCACCTGCGTGAGTGTTGGGACGCTGCTGTCATCGCTAAGCGCCCTATCGAGGATATTATGCTGCGCGCCATGCGGCAGCGCAACGGTGAGTACGAGGCTGACAAGCTGCGGGCGATCCGCGCTCAGGGCGGCTCTGAAGTCTATATGATGCTTACAGAAGTTAAGTGTCGGGCAGCTGAGAGCTGGCTCCGCGATATCCTTATGGATAGCGGCACTCCTCCGTGGGATCTACACGCGACGCCTATCCCC